GGATTTTATAGCAAGGTTAAACAATGAACTTCCCAAGTTAAGATTTGAAGCCCCAGATCTAGGTGAAGATAGAACAATTGGAGAAATAACTACAAATTTAACAGAATTTAAAAACGGCATTCAAAATCTGCCCAAGGCTATAGCTGACAATGGTAGAAAGGCCGCAGATTCTCTCCTTACTGCAAGAAAGTTTATTTCAGAAAGTGCCGAAAAAATAGCAAAAGGCGAAGAGGTAAGTACCGCAGATGTTGAAAGAATATTTGGAAAAGGGCAAGGGGAGGCTTTTGCTGCTGCACTTCAAGAGGCATCAAAAAAAGGATCAATCACTATAGAAGAGGCTACGGCTTTATTTGACCAATTTAATCCTAAATTAGAACAGTATCAAAACACGATAGACACAGTTGCAGAAGCCGAAAAGAAAAGACTATCGCTGATTGAGCAAACGATAGAAAAAGAGAATGCTATTAGAAATAAAAGCATTGAACGAGTAGGAAAATTCAATGATGCAACTTCTAAGGCTGCTGAAATTTTAGCTAGGGCTAGAGGTGAGTCTGGAGCAAGGACTCGTGCGAGACAAGAAACTGCGGCTGCACAAAGAAGTCTTGATGCTGGACAAAGGTTTAGAGCTGGACCAAGATTACAGGCTGGAAATTTAAAACAGTTAGTGGCTCAAAAAAAGGCAGCAGAAGATCTTCTTAGGAAAATCAACAGCATTCCAGACCCAGGGCAAAGACTTAAAGTAGAAAATAAACTTCGTAACACAATAAAAGATGTTAATAAAGAACTAGAAAGACTGGCAAATTCTACTTCTAAAGTAGCAGTGCTAGAGGAAAAGTTGGCGGCTGCGCAAAAATCTAGAGAACAACAATTCAAAATACTTGAAGAGTTTGTTGTGGGAGGGGAGAAAGAAAGGCAGGCATTGGTTAGTTCTTTTCAGGGTTTGAAAGCTGCCGTTGCGACAGGAACAACGCAGAATCAAACTGAAGAATCTAGAAAAGCAACCTTTGGATTGTTAGACAAACTTTCTGATGTGCTAATTCAAGGTACTGGAGGATTGACGGGTAGAGAAGTAAAACAGGAATTGATATTTAGAGATGCTGTAAGATTAGGATTTCCACCGGAGATTGCTAAAGAACTTGCGACTTCTACTTCTACTGAAGAAAAAATATTACAAGCTATTATTAGGCAAACTCGTATAATAGAGGCAAGTGGTGTTGCGCTTGCAAGATCTTCAGGTGGTCCTATTTACAGGGCTGATGGTGGTTCTATTTTTCAACCTCGTGGCACCGATACTGTCCCAGCAATGCTAACACCTGGAGAGTATGTTTTAAGACGATCTGCGGTAAACAAAATTGGAGTTGGAACGCTTAATGCTCTAAACAACGGAAATGCACAAGCTCTGTATCGTCAGGCCGGTGGTCCTGTTAATGCTGCAAATGCCATTGTTGGCGGGGGTAATATAGCATTTCCAAGTGCAGCCCAAGTTATAGATATAATTGCTGGTCAAATTTCTAGACTTCCCTATAAAGACTTTATAAAAACTTTAAGAGAGTCTGGTGTTCAATTAGGTGCTGATGACAAAAGAGACCTTCAGTTACTCGCTAGAACTGGAAATTTTGACCCAAGAAGATTTGTTAAAGGGCGACTTCAAAAGATACGTCAATTTGGAAATATACAGGGTATTAAAGGTGATCTAACTAAATTCTTTGACGTATTCAATCGAGATCAGGTGATTACCAATAAATTATTAAAAGACAAAGATGTTAAAGAGGGTGTGCAGGGTATTTTACCTAAACTTAAAGCCGTCCGAGATGCTTTTCAAGGCGGCGGAAAGGGTTTAAATACATTTTATGAACAAGCTACGGGTTCAACTTTTTCTAAAGGTGTAAACCAAGCTGGTCGTATAATTGAGCAGGGGGTGCTTAAAGATGGTGGTCTTAATAAGGGTATATTATTGGGTAAGGATAAACAAGCAAAAAGGGCTTTATCTTAATTCTGGTGGTGCTGTTGGGGCCGATAGAGTTCCGGCCATGCTGACTCCTGGCGAGTTCATAATGAGTCCAGAGGCAGTAAGTCGTCACGGTATTGGATTTATGAATCAATTGAATCGAGGAAAGATTCCGGGTTTTAGAAAGGGTGGAGTTGTTGGCGGTGTTCAATACAGACAAGATGGAGGGGTTGTTAATTCTGGAGGATTGATTATAGACCCGTCTAGACTTCAAAGTACCCTTGATACATTCTCTCAAGAGTTTGGGGAAAGTCTAACAAATGTAGTCAATAGTTTTTCAACATTTTCTCAAAATATTACATCTTTA